CGTCTGCTGTTCGTAACCAAGTAGTTTCTTGCTTAGCTGCTTCAAGCCGAAGCTAAACTCGTTCTCATTCCAGTAGTTGGCTGCAATTCTGGAGTCCACCATGTTTGGCATGAAACCACGCCACCCATTAGACTTCCAGAGTTCTCCAAACTCCGTAAACAGAACAGGAATTTCAAAGCCTGCGGCGTTGTGGGCTACGCAGAGCTTGTTAGGGTCCAGTGCAGCATACATATCGGCAAACTGCTCTTTAGTAACATTGTCACTGTTTGCATGTTCCACAGTAATATAGTAGCAATACTGCATGTTGCTACCAAATGTAATAGAGCCACCTGTAATACGGCTATCAATTACATCCACGTTTAACCCGCTTTGTGCAAGCCACTCGTCTGACTCTTCTGATGTTGACGTTTCCAAATCTACTACAAAGTAAGGAGACTCATGCACTTTAGCTTTTAGAAAAGCTAGGGCTTTGCTGTAGTTTTCTGAGGTCACCAACCTAGAAGCCGCACCCCAATGCCTCAAACGCTCGTCTGTGCCTCGATAAGTGACCATTCCGGGCATCCAGACAAGGGGTTCACTTAGTCTGTTAACCCATTCAGGGTGTAGGGATGCCAAGCGCCAAGAGTTCAGGAACTGCTCACGCCCGTCATAGATTTTCTTGACAAGCTTGTTAACAGCGGCGTCTTCTTCGAGTTCCTGCAAAGAGCCGAGTTTGGCAAGTCGAACCATCTCAGCCATGCCGTCTTCGCCGAACTGTGCATGGAAGTCTTTCCATGCAGCGTCACCGAAGCCTGTAATGCCTTTGATGTTGTCGCCGCTGTCGCCCACCAAAGCCTTGTAGAGCGTCACGTACTGCAGAGGAAACAAGCCGTACTTGTTATAGTTCTCTTCACCGCCAATACGCGCAGTAATCACTGCACCGTGCTCGTTCTTGCCTGCCAGTGCAAGCAGGTCGTTGTCATTGGACATGATAACCAAGTCCTCACGGCTGTTCTGCGCCAACCACGCAAGCATGTCGTCAGCCTCTACAGCATCCTGCTTGACTGCAATTGCGCCCAAAGACTTGAAGGTTTCCAGCAGCAAGTCCTTGAGTTTGGCGAACTCTTCGTAAGACTCATTAGGGCGTTTTCCGCGATTGGCCTTGTAGTCCTTGTTGATGAACAAGCGCTGGGCCTTGCTGTTCATACCTTCAACCACCAAGATCATGTCACTTGGGGTCAGGTTGTATGTGTCAAGCGCACTCTTGATCGAGTTGACGGCAAACTCGTAGGCATACATATGAGTATTCACCCAATGTACTTTACCCATTTCGTCTTGCGCTTCTCTGCCTTCGATGTCCTTACCTGTGAGCAAGCAAGTCCACATTGTTGAGGATAGGTCTACTGCGAGTCTCATGATCCGTTCACCTTTTTCCTTTTCTGTTCATGTTCCCAATCGTCTCTGCAATGGCTGTCGCAGAAACTTGCTTTGGTCGGTTCGCCACACCAGTGACAGTCACCTGACGGCTGTGGGCCGTCAGGTTTCTTCGCCGCCCGGATTAAGTAGGCTTCTTCGCGCTCTTGCCTTTCGGCTGTGCGATCTGCGTCATCCATGTCGCTTCTTCCTTAGCAAAGTTTGCACAGCCTCTGTCAGGTCTGAAATGCTGCCGGAGTTGTCCAGTTGGAAGTCTCCAGACTTCACTTCAACTGCGTTTTCACTTGCGTGTTTTGCAGCATCACCGGTTACCGTTGTGGCTCTTCCGTGAATGTGCCAGATAACCCCACCTTGCTTGCGCACCCACTCAGCTTCGTTATCAAAACGAACATCCGTAAATACCACTCGAAGCATGTGTCGAGTCTTTTCTTCTGCCAGATTCAACCAGAAGTCAGGGTCAAGGTTTCTCGCCCACTCTGTTCCAAGTGTTTGCGCAGCCTTGCGGTAGGAGAATGGTTTCCCACCTAGCAAGGCTTCTTTTGCTGCCCTGTCTGCGGGTTCGTTAATCCCAAGGACTGAAAGAGCTTGCTTCAACGGCTTTGCAAAAGCGTAGAGTTTGTAGTTGGATGACAACAACATTCCGACTGTGTCTTTCCCAACTCCAGCCGGTCCAGTCAGGCCAATGACGCTGTGTTCGTCAAGATGGCTCTGACTGTGTATGTTCGGGTTCCACCCGAACAGTTGCCCCGTGACGGTATCGTTGTCGTCCGTCATTTCAGTACAGCCCTTCCAAATCTGCCTTCTTGTACGTGGCAAGGTTCTTTGCGACCTTGCCGTTCTCGTCAAAGATAGGGAAGCCGTTTGCGTCGAACTTGCTGAAGTTGGATGTGTTGACCTTGTTCAAGGCTTCTGGCACATTCATTCCTGCCATGTGACCACAGCCTGTAGCCGTCACGATTTGATCGGCAAGGCTGTCGAGGAACTCTTTGCGATCTGAGATGTAGACCCGAATGTTCTTCGTCTTCAGTGCCTTTGCAATGAGCTTGACTTCAGCTTCAAGGTTTCGGATCATGTGTTCGTCAACCCCGCCTTGACCCTTTAGGTTTTCCAGCATCTCCCCAAACTCTTCTGCGTGGCAACCTAGCTGGACTTGCAGGTTGTCGTCTGTTGGTGTTGGTACTGCGCGTTTGAACCACAGTTCTGTAATATCCAAGCTCATGCTAAATCTCCTTCAGTCTTTCTAAAGTGAAACGCAAATCTGCGTCAATTTCTTGAGTCAGCAACCAAGCCCGATAATCCGGTGCAATGTTTGCGATGACTCGGCCTTTGTGTTTGCCAAACGGCATTGTGTGAAGCAACTTTGGAATGACCAGTCTTGCTGCCACTGCCTCCAATGTTACCCCGTGCTTCTCTCTCAGGTAGAGTAGCAGGTCTCGACAGGTGCAGACATCTCCGAGTGCAGAGTGTGAGTTCTGCACAGGCAGGTTCAACTCCTTTTGCAGGACTTCAAGCTTGTGGTTTGTCGTGTGTTTGACGTACTCCCTTGCAAGCTTCAGCGTACAGATCAGTGTTTCGATCTGTACAGCGTCTTTGATCATTCGTTTATCGAATGCGCTGTTATGACCGACCATTTGAATAGGTCCGTTAAAGCAAGCTGTCACTTCTGACAGTGTGGGCTTTCCACGTACATCGTCCTCTGTTATTCCGTGAATGCGCATAGCACCTTCTTCAATCGGAACTTCAGGATTCACGAGGGAGCAAAACTCGCTGACGATGTTGAGGTCTTTGTCTACCTCAAGCCATGCGATTTCACAGACCCCGCCGCGTAAGCTTGCGGTTTCAGTATCCAGAATGTGGTAGTTCATGTGTTTCTTTCGTGAATCCTGCCTTGCTGAAATGCAAGGTTAATCAGGTTCTTCAGCTCTGGTAGGCAATTAAGGTCACTGACCGGCATTGCGAAGGGGTACGGAGTTCCCTTGAAACCCGGAGAGTTCGTCCCCATCTGCCCTGCCAGAAAGCCAGACTCCCGGATCATGTCGAGCATTTCAGCTTCGCTCATTTGTAAGCTGGTGCTGCGGGTCCAAAGCCGGGGGTCGTACCGTTGTCAAGCACAACCTGACCCTCTGACGCTTGACGCATGAGTCTTTGCTCGTCCATCCACGCGCCGTCACGCTGCTTACCATCTGCATCAACTTTAGGTGTCAGAAAAACCTGATTACAACCTGTGATGTAACGTACATGACCAGTTGCTACACCAGTGAAGCCTGTGATGCGGTCCACGTATGTGAAACCTAATTCAAAATTTGCCATTGTTCTCTCCTAGTTAAACGTAAACAAGGAGGCCGAAGCCTCCTTGTCTCAAAACACAGCCAATTACTTGGCTGTACTAAACTGCACCTGCGTGAAGGTGTTGGTGCCCTTTTGCTTCAGGGCAGTCTCAGCCTTCACACGATTCACCTTGTCTGCGGTCACAGTACCGATGCTCAGGCCGTATGCCACGTTGGCCATGTAGCGCTTCCACATGGTACGTGACGAGGGTGACAAGTCCAGCTGCACCAGTTGGCCGTTGAATTTGTCTGTCTTCGCAGCAGACTCGACAGCAGCAACCACGACAGCGCGCTCTTTCAAGCCTGCTTTGGGGAAGCCGTTCTCTTTCAGGAACGCCAAATGCTGCTGGACAGATGTGCCGTCAGAGCATGTGACTCCGTCATCCGAGTAACGGACAACTTCGTCGGGAGCGTTGTCGTCGTTGGGGGATACAACATAACTGTCTTGGAAAGACAGCAGGGTAAACACAACAGTGTCACCCAACACAGTGTTACTCTCGCGGTCCATGAAGTTGCCATTGGTCGCAATGATCTGATCGAGCGTGTTGTACTCAACCTTCATCGCGTCTTTGTACGAATTCATGACGTGCAGGTCAACCTTGTTCGCCACAGCGACAGCCGAGGTTTTGGTCTCGGTCAAGGTGCTGGACTTGACGTTGTCGTCAGTTGCAGTACCAGTTGCAGTATCTCCGTCTTCAAAAGTTGGAGTTGTAGTTGTAGTTGTAGTTGTAGTTTCAGTTTTCTTCAAAAGTGACATATCATTCTCATTTCAGTATTCTGGTCTTTTCCCAGATGGCACTGCCGACATGGCAGAGAGGCTGTATTGTAACAGACTTTCCCTGTTTTGGCAGGGATCATAAGTCCAATTCGACCGCTTTCCCGTGCCACTTTGTAACGGCGGCGCGGTAAAGAGCCTCAAGGTCAAATACACTCGTAGGAGCTTCCAAACGCTTAGTCCCATACCCTGTCTTTACGAACTGAGGTATTTCACGCATAGCAATCTGGAAGGACTCTTCCGAGGGGTATAGCGGATCAGTGTTAGTGTGTTTCGAGTAAACCCGATACTTCATGTAACACTGACGATGTGCAAGCACAAGCAGGGGTCTGCCACCTTGCTCTGTCAAGTTGTAGTCCATGCCTTCAACAAGTTTAAAGCTGTCAGTTTCTGGTAACTTGCTCATGTCGGACAAGGTGGAGAGAATCTTGACATACTCAGGCAGAGTTGCCTCAGCCAGAGAGTCCATGCCAATAAAGCAGCAACGACTCATTTCAGAGAGTCGCTCTCCGAAGTGCTCGTTGTACTCGTCTGCACCCAGATAGCGAACCAGAATCTTCTTCAACACTGACAGTCCAAAGAACGAAACCGTGCTGCTGAACACGCTACGAGGTCGCATTATTGCGCGAATCCTTGCGTCTTCCTGTGTCATCTCTCCGGCTTCAACTTTCGTCCAGTCATCAGGGTCTGACAGAAAACGCTTATAGGCTCTCTCAAGACTGTTGTTGAAGTGACTCATGTTGTCTTCAATGCTGGTCTCTACAACCTCATTAGCGATCACCAATCCAAGACTTGCCAGCGGTTCCGGGTCACGTTGAAAGCTGATAGCATTCCTGAAGCAGTCAGCTTGCTCTTTACCAGCCAACCTCTTGAATGAGACTGTCACAGCCCGTTCAACAATCGCAGTCTCAGTCTCTGGAGCTTCAGCCACAAACACAATAGGGGCTGACATCACAAGTGCTGACAAGGCGTTAAAGTTGTCCTTCACTTGTTTGTTTCCTCCGCCTCGCTGAATCCCTTTACCGTTGTACGCAGAACGCAAAACAGATCGGAATTGCTCAAGCTTCTCTCGACCCATCTTGTGAGGCTTGTACTCGTCAAGTAGTAGAGGGATGCTTGCAGAACCTGACACCATTTGCTGAAAGGCAAAGATTGAAGAGTCTGGTGTACTCTCCTTCACTTCTTCCTTAAAATAAAAGTGGTGCAGCATGGCTCGCACGGTACTTGTCTTACCGTTACCAGCAGGGCCGTAAACGTGAAGCAGAGGGAACTGCCCGTTTTTCTTCTGAAAGATGGGCGCGTAAAAACAGGCAACAACCCAACCCAAAAGCTTCCCCATGACTTCGGGAGTGTGCGAGTTCATCATGGCCTTCACACAACTGATGAACCTTTCTTTGCCTTCGGCTGTTTCCAGCAACTCGTGCAAAGGCGGGGCCAGTGTCAAGTCCGTCTTGAACAAGCCTTCCTTCTCAGGGTAGCCTTGGAACCTGACGTTGATCTTGGCCTCTTGCAGGGCTCCTGTGTCAGCAACGCCGTATCTGTCAGCCCAGACTAGGAATTCCTGTTTGGGTCCTCCGTCTTCAGCTGAAGCCTGAAACAGGTTGACCCCCTCACTGTCAAGTATCAGCTCGTTTTTTCCGTGCTTTAACATAGCTTGATAAATTCCTCTTGAGTGTACATCTGTACCCGAAAATGAACCTCCAAAACTGGCTATTACGTTTTGAAACGATGAACCACCGGTAAAGCAGGTTGGAGGTAATGCTGTTCGTTCCTCTCTGCCTCGGATTTTTGCTTTGGCTGCCACGCTGAGAATCGAACCATCCCTTATGTTCTTGGAGACTGTAATCTCATTGAACACAAAGTTAGTGATCTTGACATCGCCGTCTTCCCCTTTCGAGGCCATGTAGCAATTAGTGCCAGCGTAAACCCCTGCGAAGTCTCCTTCTTCTTCCTCAGGCTCTTCCCCTGAGTGGTAGTCGGGTTCTGAGACCTGAGACTTAGCAAGGCTCTTCAACCCTGCGGAGCTGTAGTCAAACCCTGAGTTGTCCTCAAGGTAGACAAACATTCTTCGCAGTTCCCGTTCTCTGCGGGTAGGTGAGTTGTAGCGGGAACCGTCAGAGTTGTGGTTCGCAACCACACCTGCGCATCGTGCGATGAAGTCGTCTTCTGTCCACTTCATCTCCCTTGCGTACAGGCTCAACTGCATTGCCAACACGTTGAACCCTGCGTCTGTCTGGACTTCACCATTTGCCACTTTGGTAAAAATCGGCAACTGCTGCTTCAAAATTTCAGGTGGCACAGGCTTGGAGACTTTGGGCTTGAGCTTGCTGACCTTCTGCAAGGCAGCGTCATAGGCCAAAGAAAACTTACCTCGCCACTTGGGGTCGTGTCCACTAACTACTCGTGGCTGTTTGCACAACTCAGAGTAAGTTTCCGGTGTCAGGCTCTGTAATTCGGCCAGAGTAATGGGAACCTTGTAGTTCCCATTCTCTCTGACGTTGTAGCAGGTTCGGAATTGACGCCCCTTCTTCGCTGTGTACACCCGGAAATCCAAGGTGTCAACTGCGAACTTGTGTGCAATCTCTTTGTAGATTGCTGGCAGACCTTGTACTGGTCCCGGCTTTGTGTTGAAGCACACTTCAGGAATTAGGATGTGCAAACCCTTCTTCCCTGAGAGGTAGATTTGCAGGTCTGCTGCTGTGAGGTCCTGCTCCTGTAGAAGCTTTACCAGCTGTTTAGCCCCTTCAATTGACTCTGAGATGTCTTCAGCGTCAAGGTCAAAGTACATCGGACCTGAGTACTTAACTTTTGCTTTGACTTCTTTTGGTGTGTCGTCTTCGATCAGTGTGTCGAGTGACAGCACTGTAATGAAGGTAGGGCGAATCTCGTCAAGTGGAAGGTGTGCTTGAATAGGGGTCCAAGGTTCGGTTCCCCCGATGCGTTGATAGAACTTGTACATGGTAGACACTGTTAATCCACCTTGTTAAATGTTGTGTGATCGAACACTGCTTTTTCCAACAGATAAAAAACCCCATCAACCCTCACTTCAGGGTTTATTGCTGTCTTGTAGGCCAGCGGGAACCTTAGGCTCTTCTGCCCCTTGTGGGTTGTCATTTCAAGACTCGAGCGTTGAAGCATCCAGAGAAAGCAACTAGGTGCTACCTCCACTGGAACTTCACTAACGGTTATCAGTTGCTTGCTAGACCTGCTTTCCCATGTGGAGACAAGGCCACTCGTAAGCGAAACGTCAAGTTCCCTGCATGTGAGGATATCCGTAATTTCAGGAACGAGAAACATTAGCCTGTAGGCGATCAACTGCTTTCCACGAAAGGCTTGGAACCGGTGCGAGCTTTTTGCTGCTTCCCAGCGGTTCCGTTGAGGTCTGTCAAGTGTTGCTGCATTGCCGTCTGCTGCGTTGCGTTCGATACGCAATCGGTCTGAAACGATGTCATTCATAGAGTTTTAGGGTTTTGTCAGGACTTGGTAGCCCTGACGGCCCGTAAGAAAGGGTTGATGGGTGAGGCTGGAGTATACCTCCAAATCGGAGGGTTTGTGGCTAAATTTCTCCCAAGAGCATGGCCCGGATACTTGTCTTTGTTGGTGCAACTTTTTGCATTAAGTCGTCTCCGTTTAACAAACTTGCTAATAACCCTGTCTGGACGGTCTTGTTGGCTACTGCAAACTTAAACCTAGGCACACGAGTCTGGCCCACTCGATCTATCCGTCCCATACTTTGGTGCATATACAGTGGAACTGTACTCATTTCCAGAAACAGAGCTTCACTGCACACATGCTGAGGGTTCAGTCCTGCCCCACAAGACTGAGGGTTGCCGACAAGGATTCGGGTCTTGTCGTCTTCCAGAAAAGCTTGCACACTTTTTTCAGTGTCAGCTTCGCTGTACGCCGCCACAGTCTTAATCCCCAATTTGTTGCAGTAGTCAAGCACTGATCTTGCTGAGCGCTTATATTGCACCCAAATAATCAGCTTAGACTTGTCAAGTCTGCTCACTTCAATCTCTTCCAGCGTTTGGTCTATGACATCGTATGCCGCAGACTTTTTGCTAGGGTCGTTTGAGAAGTAGTCCCAATTGACCACCACTTGTTGCAAAGCCTGCCGCAACTTTTGAGAAGTTGTTGCGTCAATAACTGAGCCATCGTCAAAAGACAATAGCTGTTCATCGACAAGCTTTGCGTACAATCGGTAGTGCTCTGGGTCTAGGTCGTAACTGCAATCAGGGGCTAGAGGCTTCAGGCTGTACCCGTGCATCTCTTCCTTGTTTGCGCTTACCGTCTGCATGTTCAAATTACTTGCAAGCAGGTCAAGGTTGCAGAAAGCGGTCGGCTTCTTGAAGAAGTCTCTCTCTGCAACGTGCATGGCCTCAAAGTGGCCGTAACTTCGGTAAACCTTTGGGTGCTTCAACTTCACATAGCTGTAAGCGTCCAAAGGTTTACTGACAGGTGTTCCTGTTAAGAGTTGACAGCCTATATCACCGGCTGTCAAAAGTTGTGTCTTTTTAAAAAGCACTGACTGTGGGTTTTTCAAAGCATGAGCTTCGTCAACTATGAGTTCATAGTCTCTGTCTTTGACCGCTTCTTTCAAAGTCTCAAAGTCTGTTCTGTAGATTGCGTGGCTACAGATAATCCACCTTGCTGTCTTTAACAGTGGTACAAGTTTTCCTCGTTCTCTCGGGTCACCTCGATAAACTACCACCCCGCTTGAGACTTTGTTTAGCCACTTAGCCCATCCAGTAATCAGAATCGGTGGCACGGTAATCAGAGTTACCTGATAATCTTGCATAAGGCTATTCACAGTACTCATAGCACTTTTGCCACACCCCACTTCGGACTTATTTAGTGACTTCTTCCACTCTGTTGTTTGCTCTACTAAGCGCATCTGCATCTCAGTTAACTGAAAGCCTGCTTTCTTTGCAAAGCCGTAAGCCTCGTCAAAGTCTTTGTAAGTTTTGTATTGCATACAAAGCCTTTACGATGTTGACTCTTGAATGTGAATTGACGTAGTTTGCGTTTCTCGTGTACCAGTGGGCAAATTCTTGAGGATTCATCAACGTCAACCAGTCAGAGAGGGGCACTCTCTTGACGATCTGAGTTGAGTGAACACGTTGCAAGGAGAAAGCTGAAATAGCTTTCAAGTGGTCTTCCCTTGTCTCAAGAGGGTGTGTAGTCCAAATCAAGTTAAAAGAGCCGTAGCAGCTATGGGCGATGCTGCCTAAGCCCTTGCCTTGTGCGGTTACGTAGGCTTCTGGTGGCTTTGGTGACCAGTGAAATTTTGAAAGTCTGTCACAGAGTTCTTTTACATCAAGCATGGATTTTCCTTTTTGGGTGCTTTTGTAGGGTACAGGCGCATTTGACATCCTCCCCGGCCTGAAGGCCGAGGATTCCCTTAGTGCGTTGCATAGCTTGCACCTCCGGTGGTTCCCGCTAACGGACCCGTTTGCCCACGGGCGAGAATGTTCATAGCCGCATTTACGTCCCGCATATGATGCGATCCGCAGTCAGGGCAGTCCCATTCTCTTACAACAAGTTGCTTTAGACCCTTGGGACCGGAAACCGATCCACAATTCGAGCAAACTTGCGTTGTATATCTTTCGCTGACGACTTCCACAATGCGACCTGCATTATTGCCTTTATACTGAAGCATTGCTTTGAGCATTCCCCAACCAGAATCAAGAACAGCTTTTGCCATCTTGGTCTTGACCAGCTTTTTGCTCGATACATCACCGATATAAATTGCACCGTATTGTTCAACCATCGCTGTGCTGAACTTGTGCAGTGCGTCCTTGCGGCAGTTGGCCGCTTTCTTGTGCAATCGCTTTGCTTGGCGTTTGTGTGCCCGGCGTTGCGCTTGCCCAATCTTTTGCTCAAGGTTGCGATAGAACTTGGCGGCAGGCAGAACTTGCCCATCACTTGTTGTTGCTACATCCTTGAGTCCCAAGTCAATACCAATACCCCTTGTTGGCAGTTCCGTTTTTGTTTGCTCTGTGTTGACTGCGATGTTGAGATACCAATTCCCAAGACTGTCTTGGCTGAATGACCCGCCGCGCAAATCGAATTTGTCCAGCCCGTAGCTGTCAAACACCCGGAAGCGTTGACCTGCAAACACAATGCCGCCGTTCTTGCACTTGACTTGGCCACGCTTGAACGGAATCCAACCCAAAGATTTCTTTGAGCCTTTGCTTACCCGCCAGCGAAGTTTTGTTTTCTTGAACTGCACACGGCGTGTGGCGAATTCTGTTGCCACTTGCTGCATAGATGCCGACGGCAAAAACTCAAGACCGTTCTTTGTTGCACCGGCAAGCAAGGTACACAGGTCGTAGCCGGAAAGCCATTTACTTTTACCAACATACGGTTTTGCTGCTTTGGCTGACACTTCGTTGCAGTAATTGAACACTTGGTTGACTTCAACGGCGCAAGCGTTGAGCCACGTGTAGCTGTCTGGCCTGACTTTTACTTTAAGTGTTTTCATTTCAAAAACCTTTCAAGTGCCTGACGCACAAGTTCGCTAGCGGAATAGCCACTTTCTTTTGCCTTGGCTTTGAGCCGTTGCAAGAGTTGGATCGGAATATAAAAGTTGGTGCGTTGCATGATGTATATTATACACAAAGAATCAGAGGATGCAAGAACTATTTTTGTCCTCCCCTTGAACGGGGAGGCTTATCCTGTCGGTCAAGTTTGTGAGCATCTGGCACTTCGCCTCGCACAAACTCAAACTCAAACTCAAACTTGTAACCCTCTTCCCAAAGGCTTTTTACCTTCAGTCCACAAAAATAAGTCGGGATTATTAGACTTACTTTAACCCATTTCGCAAAGTTCTTTGGGTAGCCTTCGGCGTTACAACTTGAACCGGTTGCGTCAATGTTTAAGGGTCTGCAAAGTCTCCACTCAAAACTTCGTCTTCTTGACCAAGAATGAGAACTGGTGTCATAAAGTTTCTTTCATTGTTATTTGAACTAAGTTTATGCAGAAAGGTCTGACAGAGTTCCGTAGCAACACTGCGTAGTCTATAGCCTTGTCTAACTGCGCTACATTTTTAGTGTCCCACCGATCTGAGTAGATCAAGTTTTGCAATACGGGTATGCTTTTGCGAAGCTCAAGCAACCTGTAATCAGTCTTGAGGATAGAGGGGTCCAGTTCTGCGGCTTGACCAATGATTGCAAATTTCACAGCTGTGTTTTCTATGAAGTCTGCACATGCCTCACCTTCTTCCAGCATGTAAACCCTGATTCTCTGCTCCAATCCCCAAGTTTTCAGATGCATCACTTTCTCCCGCAAGGTGCTTTTTTGAGTGCAGCTGACTCTTCTCCAGTATTCCAATTGAATACGTTATCGGTAGATTTGATTGTTCCATCTTTCCATTTCTGAATTCGAGGTTTCCTAGTCTTTAAACTTCGGGAGTCCTGCGTAGTGTGTGAACTGGTTGTTTTCTTTTTCATAATAGCCGTATGTAGCTGATCCGAGGTTTTTGTTTATCAGCTGAAGTTTAACATTCGGCGGTGGAGGTGCAACAGAGATTTCGACCCAATGGCAGTCGTGATCGACAAGTGTTGAGCCGTCAGAGGAGAGTCGGATATCGCTCATAGACGGGCCTCACGAACCGCCCTGAGGTAGATTTCCTTGGCGCTCTGGTATTCTCGCATTGCGTAAGTTTCTGCATCAAGGTCTGCTTGGCAGTTTCGAACTTGGTGCGTTGGGCGCTTGCAAACTTGTACTTTCTGCCAAGCTTGGTCCATCTTGCTTGCAAGTTCCTGAAGCTGTTCGCTGGTTTTGGCCATGTTTAATCTCCCATGTCGAATTTCTCACGCCACCCGATGAATCTGGGGAAGCGAGGTTTATCCTTAACCCCGACTGTCATGTGTCGGTACTTTCCAAACTTTCCAGCAAGCTCAGAACGCTTTTCCCAAACTTGTCTGCGCTGCTCATGGTTCAAAGTACCGGCAGCTACCCGAAACTCCACGCCAGTCTTGCAGTCTCGAGCTTCAAAACCTCCAGCCATCCCGTTGCCAGTCAAGTTCTCTTGGTGGCTGCTGCGGTCTGTCCTGCCAAGCTCGTTTGTAAAAGCCTCATTGTTGTTGTGCATTGCTTCATAGACACTGAGGACTTCAAAGTCACTGTCAGCAAATGGTTTAAGCTTTAAGCTGTCTTGCGATGCCAGCGTTGCTCTTCCAAACTTGTACATACTTTGTGGGTTGCGAACAATCAATCCTTCGTAGCCGTCTGCGAGAACTGTCTCGTAAAAGCTTGCTAACTCTTCGGTCGAGTTTACAAGTCTCTGAGGGAGTACCCGAATAAAGTCAGGCAAGTCTCGCGCCTGTAAGGTAGCCAACCTCTGCTCAAAAGGCTTCTTCAAGGACTCTGCTGAGATGTCGTCAAAGACATAGAACACAAAGTTGGGTGTTCCAGCTTCAGACCGAACTGCGGAACTCGTTACTCGGTACACATCTTCTGCATTTGCAGGACCAACGATCAGCTCACCATCAAGGTCTTGATACGGTGCCAGCAGTTCCTGAATGTGCTGATTCGGAATTGTCTTGAGGCTTCGACTTAATAGATTGCCATACCGTGTGACTGCTCGAATGCCGTCTAACTTAATAGACGCAAACTTGCCGAAAGTCATAGGGAACTTCAGATTCACCGCGTCTTCTGACAATTGAGGTTTAAACATATCATTTCTCTGGGTTTTGGTTGTAGTTGCGAACTTCTTCAATGAGTTCCGCAGTGGCTGGCTGGTCAAGAAGCCAGACACCTAGTTGCTTTCTGCCGTGGTACAGTGCAACAAGGTTTCCGTGTAGGAGTACGAGTTTTTGCGGCATGTCAGTCGTATGTCAGTCGGATGATCTGTGCGAAGTCGTTTTGTACCATGCAGGCTTTCAGGATTTCCTCAACCACACCTTGTTCGTGTTTGTCGCTTAAGCCGCAATGATCAACTACGGCAAGGTTTAGAGGCCCTAAGCCTCTGCCTTTCCCTGCCACAACGTCATAGTAAGTGAGCCCCAGAACACTTGTCCCTGTTGCTTTTATGTGTCTGAGGTCTCTGGCTGTTGGCACAACGTAGGCAACATTCCTGTTGCCTAGGTTCGCATACTCTAGCAGGTCAAGTGCTAGAGTAGTCCGTCCTGACCGTCTGTCACCTTGTAGGTCAAGGAAGTAGATCATGCTCAGTCCCGTGTGTTGAGTTCAGCCACGGCCAAGAGAATCGCAGCTTCAGCTTCTGCAATGCGCTTTGCGGAGAACTTGTTCTCTGGCAGAGCCTTGTGCGTGGAGATTTCACCTTGCGCTCGGTTTAGGCTGCTGATCAGGTAGTCAGTTGTTGCCGACTTGACTGGTTGGCCGTACAGGTATGTGATCGTCTCTGTAGGGACTTGTTTGCTTGTGTTTGCGTTGAGGAGGCTCATTTCAGTTTCTTCCGTTGATGTTGATGTTGGTGTTGGTGCTGTGCATGTCGCGTAGTTGTAGTTGTTTCGAACTCTCAATCCATGCCCTGACAGATAGTAACTGTAGTTGTTTGCTGACCAAACCAGCAAATTACGCTCTTCGAGCTTTGGCAGGATTCCCCCTGAAGACCTTTGCAACTCTTTGCAGAGGTCTTCCAGCGTTGCGCCTTGCGCGAATCGCTCTTCGAGGATTTGGAGGTCTGCGGCCTTCCACAGTTTTCCGTGGTTTTCGTAGTGACCGCCTGAAAGTCTCATACTCTCACTGCGATTGCTGAACAGTGTTGCTTTGTTATCGCTCATTTTTGAGTCCTGTTAAGCCAGAGACAAGAAAACCTGCCGAAGCAGGTTTTCTTTGACTCAAGGCAACTGATTACTCAGCAGCGGTGTCTGCGCCTTCAGAGATTTTCCACAGACCAACTTTGGTCTTCTCCACACCGTCTTCGTTCACAGTGAACGAACGGATGCTGAACTTGGCCTTGCTGCCGGTGGCTTTGCGGAAGTTTGCGACAGCAGACGACAGCTTGCTGTGGTCTTTCTTGCTGTCCAAGCCTTCCAGCACGATGGCGTCATCGGTGCCAGCACGAAGATCGGCCAGAGGGTACTTGGAGCCGCGCTTGCCGATCACGGCGTTGACGGTACGGGCAGGCATTGCGAAGGTTTTGATTGCGATGGACATTTGGGTTCTCCGAGAGATTGATTTGAAAGGTTGAGCTTAAAGCTTGGAATCAGTCCTGAACTTCAGAACTTGTGTGCAGTGTATCACAGGAATTTGTTTGGGTGGTCCTGTTGCCCAATTTATTTTGCAAAATTTGTGGTGCATGTTTACAACACTTTGGGTTCGAAGTAGGTCTTCAACCTGCGGTAAAGATGAAAGGCAGTGTCTAGCGATACGCTCTCCAAAAGTTCTTCCGCCAGTTCCTCTGGTGTTTTAACCTTCTGCTCATAAGCTAGGCCAGCAGCTTTAGGCTTTTTCTGTTCAGGACCAACAGCCTTAACTTTTGGCAGCAGTTCGTACGCTTTGAGACCTTGAGTAACAGACCACTCAAGAGGACCTTTTGCGTTGTGGCGGCTCACGACCATCTGTCTTTGCCGCAACACGTTCAAGGTTGCGCTGACCCTCTGGTGCGGCTCTTTCATTGAATCCGCTATATGTGTGGCTGTCTTATCCGGGTGATCTTTCAGCCAGTTCCAGACGCGCTCTATCAAAGGCTTCCTCAAATTTGGTTTTTCGTTTACCACTTTTTGCATTTCTGATTTCAGGTCCGGCATTGCTGACTCCTTTTAAACTGTGAGCTTTAACCTGCACAAGTCCGATTCTCACATCTTTGTAGACTACGTGCCATCTGCGATTTCCGCAGTCTTCCAGACCTTGTGCAGCGACTGCAAGCAAGGTTCGGATAGTCACACCGATGTCGTTTATGTAGATTTCTTTTTTCTCGGTGTTGAAAGTTACTGACATTTAGATTCCTAGCATGGTTTTGGCTCCATCAAGTTCTGCTTCCATCGCTTTGACTTTGAGCGTGAGTTGCACGAGTGCAGATGCGGCAGCATCTGGGTTTTCAAGCACGAAGTCTGTGAAGTCGTTAAGGCCGAAAGCGTCCAACTCTTCGAGAAGAGTCAACTCAGGGTCTGCCGGTATTTGTGGCTTTGGCTGCGGTGGTGGAATCTGACCCTTGAACTTCTTGCCTTTGTTCGCAGGCTCTGTATCACCGCCGTGCCACATACCGGCGTAAAAACCACGATCATCACCAAACAGACCTTCCGATCTTGGTGGCGGTGTCAGCGGATTGCGGATGATTGGAAGCTTGTTCCACTCGACCTGAATCGCGGCATTCACGAGTCGTTCGAGGCCGACGACATCAACGTATTCGTTGGGGCCGTGTTGGTGTTGGTAAAAACAGCCGATGTTCACACACTCAGGAACAAGGTTCCGGTAAACCTTGCTGTCTGTGAAGGAACCTTTGTGGCTGACGATGTAAGGAAAGTCGAACTCAACCTTGTTCAAGGCCTTGCACAAGGCTTCGCCAAATTCCAGAGAAGCGCAGGCTTGTCCACCTTGAGTCAAGATGACTTCTGGGTTTTCGTTTGTGCGAACAGCGCGGTCGAACGCTACAACCATTTCGATGTCTTCGCAAAACTGCTTTCGAGTCATGACAAAGGCTCTTGAGCCGATGCCCCCACACTCTTCGCCAACGTGGAAGATGAACTTGCCTTTGACGCCTGCCTTCAGCATCTTCAGCATGATATACACGCCGCAGCCGTCATCACCACCCAGACAACCTGCGTCAGCCTTGTTAGACAGAAACAGGTGACCAAACGAAGGGTCGAATGCCAGTTGTTGAGGTTTGCCGTCAGACTCGGCCTTGCTGTGTACGGTGTCCACATGGCAGCTAAACAGCACAGTAGACTTAGGGTCTGTCTGCACCAGAATGTTACCTTCCACTTCGATAGTGGGGGATAACTTCAGTGTTGACTTGATGTAGTTGAACAACCAGAGACGGAAGTTCTTGTCACCTTGCGAGCCGTGACTTCTGCGTGTGCTCAAAATTTGGACCAGCAGAGGGTCTGCAGTCAACTCGTCTGCCGGTTCAGGGGGAGCCTTCACGATAGCGCCCTTTGCCTCAACAACCTTGTCGTTCTTGGTCGGAACCTTGTCGTTCTTGGTCGGAGCCTTGTCGTCTTCGGTCAGCAGGCCTGCAACAGCCTTTGCGAACTCTGACTGTGGGCCTTGCGCTCCGTTGAGTGTATCTGTCATTTTGTGTTTCCTGTTAAGTGTTAATTTCTGTGTCATGCTGCAAGTGCGAACCTCTCAGCAATAACAACTTCTGGAGTTTCCAGAGTTGTAGGTTGCTGCACAGGCTCTTCGCCATTCACAGCTTCCATCTCGGCAATCGCAAGTCTTGCGTAGTATACAGTGGCCTCGTGCTCTACGTTGCCTTTTCGGGCCTTTGCAAAGTCTTCCAAGTACTCTTTGAACTTGTCAAGGTTCATCTCTCGGACACTGTCTCCTGCTCCGTAAACTTGGCGCAAGAAAAACTTGTTACCTTCACTTGGGTAGATGTAGCCGACACTCGTGTTTGACCGTTGAGCTGTGTAGTTGAATTGCTGCTGAACGGTCCAATCTGCCGTAGCCTTGAAATGAGTCTCAGCGTAGGCTTTAGCCTTGTCGGCTATGTACTGCTGAAACTCAGGGAGGCTTCTCTCGGCCCTGCGGCAGTAGACATGATCGGCAAAGACATCTACTCGGAACTGTAAATTCCGCGAATAGTCCCAGCCTTTCCAACCTGCTCTGATGTCGTGAATGCCAACTACAACCTTAGCCTTTGAGGGTGTGCGCAGAATCTCCACCTCTTCAGTGACGTAGTATTTGTTGCCGCCATGATCCGCAACTCGTGTGTGCGCCTTCGTGAGCTGGTCCTTGTGCATCCACAAGAGTTCTGAACCATCGTACACTCTGACACCGTCATCTTCCTTGATGTAAATCCAATCTGAGCTGTCCGGGTCTTTCATGCGGATTGCATTGGTATGAACCCAACCAGACTCAGTATAGAACTTTGGCGACAACTTGAAGTAACCTTCGTTTTCTCGCTCATAGTCTCCGTCAAAGTATACTTCACTGTAGCGACCGATGAAGGTCAATGTTCGCAGCATCCACGCGCTCTCCCACCGATCCACCTCACGCTTGCGGGCTTTGACGAACACTTGTGTGTCTATGTTGTCGGTCTTCGTAACTCCGTACTCGCCTCCGTGGTATGCACATTGAAGTTTGTCAAAGAGCGCGTTTACAAGGTCACCTGTGACAAGGTCCTTCTTCAGGAAGTCTTGGCTGTTGACTGGTCGTAGCGTCACATAGCCTGCTGTGGCTGGCATAGCAACTGTGATACCTGCCTCTTTCATCTTCCGAATGTTTTCGGGCTTGACGCCTTGCAGCACCCCGTCAATGAGGGCCAGAGTGCATTCGCTCTCCCGTGCGGGGCCGTTCATGCAGTCAAGGTAGGGGATAGCGACCTTGACGAAGCCTTCGCGCCCAGTAGGGGTCGTAATAGTCCGAAACTGGACACCTTGCCACCCGCCAAAGTTGTAGCCAAGTCGTGTCAGTCGTTTCAACAGTCGGCCATCGCCGTAATTGCGGATCAAGCGCTTGTCTTCTCCGTTTTCGTACACCACGCAGCGAGCGTTGATGTCGCCCTCAGAGTCACGCAGCACTGCCATCTTGATGCCGGGTGCGTCATAGGCCAAGGCGGGGTTTGCCATTTCCCAAGTTTTGTTCGTCATGCAGGAGCTGACTCGGGTTACGGCATATACGTTGGCGATTTCTGGTCCTTCGATCCACTCGACTTCGTCTGACAGGTCTGCTGTGTGGCTTTCTGTGAGCTGCTTGACGTATTCGTCGCTTGCAAAGGGGATCACACGTTGGACCATCTTGCCAAAGTTCATCGTCAACTGCGCGTCACGCTCACCAAATGCCTTGTCAGGTGTGAATGCGACCTTGGTTTTGTCAACCAGAGAGACGTGTGCAAAGACTTTTGCGTGTCTGTTAACTTCCTGAAGTGCTTCTGTGATTTGGTAGACTCCTCGACGAATGCGAACATTTTCTCTGACTGCCCACCACGACGGCTCGATTGCATGGACGTCCTGCAGGCGTCTGAACTCCTCCCCGTATACTAGTCCTGCAGCGTAGAGTGCTACATGCAGTTCTCCCTTTGTTGCGATCTTGTCTTTGATGTTCATACGGCTTCCTTTTAAAATTGGAGACGGTCACAGCGACCGTCTCCTTCGGTTACAGCTTAGGCGTTAGCCTTCTTGTAGGCTGCAATCAGCTTCTTTTCGTGTGCTGCATCCTTTGCCTTGCCAAGCCGGACTCGGGTTCCACCGACACTGATGCGAACGTCTTTGGGGTAGCCTGTCGCAGCGGCTTTGGCAGGCACAACCTTCTTGGTCACTGCTTTGGCAGGCACAACCTTCTTGGTCACTGCTTTGGCAGGCACAGCCTTCTTGGTCACTGCTTTGGCAGGCACAGCCTTCTTGGTCACTGCTTTGGCAGGCACAGCCTTCTTGGTCACTGCTTTGGCAGCTGGAGATTGCGCCACCACTGGTGCTTTTGCGGCTTCTTGCACACCGTTATCCAGAGGCAAGCGGCTGCGTTTGTCACGAATCACACGGTAGAGTTCGTTGGCAGGGTTCTCGATGCACAGGACGATCTTGGTGCTGCGAGGGATACCGTGCTCGGCCTTGATGGCTGAAAAGATTCCTTTCTTTTTGGCTTTTCTGGCGTATGTGCTCAGTTTGCGAGCTGACAAGAGGGCTTGAGCTTGTTGCTCAGTGATTTTCATGATTGCCATGGTAGTTTCCTTTTAAAGTAGGATGAAAAAAGCCCCTACAAATTTACCAGTCTGTAGGGGCGTGGGTACTCCCTTTCGGGAATTCTTTAAATTAACACAGTAACTTTTTCAGAAGCCCGAGTGATTGCTGTGTACAGGTGCTTCGCAGCATCTTGTTTAAAAACTTTTGACTGATCTAAGACCAGCAGATTTTGCCATTGCGAACCTTGGCTTTTGTGTACTGATATCGCATACCCAAACGCGAGTTCATCGCAGTCTTTACGGACACGCCAATCAAGGCTTGCTTCTGTGCCTTGAAAGTACTCAATCGGTGTACTGACCTTCACAGGGAGTGTTTCAGGGCAGTCCTGAGGCTTTACCATGCACTGAACATCTCTGCCGTCTGAGTTCGACTCTTCGACTACAAAGAACTGCCCATTCAGAAAGCCCCTGTCTCTGTTGTTACGGAGACAGATAAGGCGTTCGCCTTCTGTAGGTTCCCAACCTACAAGTCCTTTGGCTTTTCTGTATGCTCCATTCAAAAAATGTCGCGTATCGTTCTTCCCACACAACACTTGATCTACCTCAAGCATCATCTGCGGGTCAAACTTCTTCGCAGAAATCACACGACTTTCACCGTAGTTTCCCACCTTCAGAGTTCCTCCACTTCGCACCAGAGTCGCAAGTGCAATAATGGGGTTGTCTGCGGCTTGTCTGTGTATTTCGGTCAACAAGAAGTCTGGTTCCCGCACTCCGAAGTAGGCCTCGCTGTTGACAGGTGGCAATTGGTGCTTGTCGCCCAAAGCAAGAACTTTGACTCCGCAGTATAGCAAGTCTTCTGCTATGTCTTTCCCGAGCATAGGAGCTTCATCCAGCACCACCAACTTGACTCCAAGTTCCTTCAGAGCGTAGCGGTCAAGGTTGAACGACCAGCTTCCTGTCTGTTCGTTTTGACTGGCCTTGTAAATTGCCCCATGCACTGTACTTGAGGGTGTACAACCCTTTTGTGAGAGTACGAGAGCCGCTTTTCCTGTAAAGGCGCAGTACAGGACTTCGTTGTCTCTGAGGTCCAGCTCTTCAGTGATGTACTTGGCAAGTGTGGTCTTGCCTGTACCTGCTGGCCCACTCAGCTCAAATACTCTGGACTTGGTTTTGAACCAAGTTTTAGCTGCCTCTACGGCTCGGCCTTGTTCTTCAGACAGTTGCAGCATCTTGCTCCTCCTCCTCCTCCTCAACAAGTTCGTAGCGCCAGAGTTCTGGGTGTTGCTTATTCCAAGCCTTGATCCAGTTCTCAGCTGTCTGTTTCACCTTGTCTTTTGACATGACGTTGTAGTAGCCGAAGCACTCGTCAGGGGACTCAGTGAAGTTGAATGTCTGGACTGTGCCAGTTGGAACGTGTTCTCGTTTGAATTTCATTTGGGTTTCTCCTTATCCGTACCTTTTCTTGTGCCTTGCGAGGGCTTCACTGAAGCTCAATTTACTGATGAAGTACCAGTGAGTCATTCTCCCTGCTCTCAGCTGTCTGCGAATCCAAGTTCTGCATTCCGAAGCTGTTCCGGCAAAGCACTCTTGCAACGTACACGGAAATGCTTTCGCGTAAACATGGTGTGTCATTTGACGCCTTTCAAAAACTTGTGGTCGCCTATCACAATTCCCGTACCAGTCCAGTAAGGGCTGACGTAGGTTGCATGAAAGAACTTGTACTCTTTTGAAAGTACGACTTCAGAAGACAGCGCAGCTTTCTTGGATTCTTCCCATGCCTTGGCTTCACGACTGTTCAGCTGAGGTTTGTCGAGCAGGAAACTCTCTATTTTAGCCCACCTTTGCTGACTTGTCCAGCTAAACTGCTTTCTGGCAAACACAGTTTTACATACGTTCCCGCCTCGATTTAGGGTCACATCTTTGACTGCAAGTTTTCCTCTCCAAGGTTGGTTGCCTGCCTCAAAATATACGTTCGCCTCAAGGCAGAGCAAGGTTTGGGTCGGCAGCTCAGGCGTCAGGGCAAGCAGGGGCCAGAGCAAGGTTGGCAGCAAAAGAAAATTAAACACGGGTTTCTCCAAAATTGAAGGAGTAGAAATTGTTGAGAAAATTGAAATCAACTCCCCGACGATCAATCTGCAAAACCGTACTACACTCTAGTTGACGCACGACAAGCAGCAGAAACCGACCAACTTAGCGTTGGTCGGTTTTCTTTTTGCGGTCATGCCAGCACCGAAGGCTCCAAGACTTGTCTTTGACCCACGTTACGGCCTCTTCAAGGATGGCGACAATCACGAACGCAAAGGCAAGGATTCCGGCGAGTGCTGCCAGCAGCGCGGCTAAGAGCCACAGCGGTTCCAGTAATTCAAACATTTTGAGTCTCCGTTTCGGTTTTCACAACTTCAAGGCATGGTAACCAGTATCGCCAAAAGCTTTGGTCGTCAATGCGCGGTCCAAGGTAAGAGGCCAGCAGCGCTGCTTCGTAAGGGTCACTAGGCTCCACTACGATCTGCTTGCCGTGGCGGGTGTCTCGCACTGTAGCCCACATGCTTGTGTCGTGGACCGACCTTTCCGACTCTCCTGTGTCAAGGTTTGTCTTCACAACTACGTTCTCAAGTCTGGCGTAACAGACTTGAGGGTACACCATTCCGTAGTTCTCTCGCTCGACAACTTTGTCGGTATCTGCCAAAGCGTAACCCCAATAAATACCTGCTGGGCCTTTCGGCTTTACTTTGAGATTCACTCTGTAGCGGTCTCCCGCTTTAGGGGTAAAGAACACTTCCTCTCTCATACGCTCTTTGTGGAAGATTTGGCCAAGTCTCAGGAGTTCAGTGGTGTTTGCCCACGTCATGGCGTGATGCTCTGCGTACCGTTCGTGTGTCAGATAGTCATTGACGAACTCAAGGTAAGCATCAGCGAGTTGTGTTTTGATGTTTTGTGCCATTTTTCTCTTTCAATTTACCTGAAAACATCAGGCAGTTTGTGTACTTTGCAATACTCACTTTGTGAGTTAGCGTCCTTGCCAGACGTGCTTGAGCTTCTTCAACCATCTTTTCAATGGCTGTCAGTTGCGCGACTGTGTTCGGTTTTGGGACCGCAACTTCTGGACCTTCATGGGCTTTGATTATGAGGTCAAGCTCTGCCATGAGCAGTTTGAAGACGTGTTCCAGAAGTTCTGGGTGTGTGCTTGCGTCTACTGAGGTCTGCCCTATAGCCTCTGTGCCGTTTGGCAAGACATAGCTGACCCTGATTTCGTAGTGTCCGAGTCTACTCATACTACCCCCACATTCCTGCTTGGAATCCGAAGCCTTCAATCTTCGCTTCTCCACTCATTCCAACGAGGATGTGAATCTTTCCAGCGTCCGTGTTGTCTTCACGTAAAGCAGTCTTGAACTCTTTCTTGGCTTTCTTCCCCGCTTCCTGAGTTGTTGAGGCTTCTACAGTGGCGGTGTAGCTGTCATCAGGACTTTGCTTCTCCCCCCGCATCACAACATAGAACTTTGTCATGTTGACTCCTCCGCAGCCTCCTGCACCTCAATCTCCCGAAACTTGGCTAACCAAAATTCGGTCCCTTGTTCTGAGTCTTCCCACATGAACAAGTTTAGCAAGGCGTTGCTCTTACTGGTCTGTTTGGAGATTGTGTAGCAGGCCCCATCCCTGTCATTGATATTCTCTGCGATCAGTTGCGCGTCTTCTTCACTAAAGCCTTTGTCAGTTAGGCTTTTTACGATTTTGCTTACCGTGTCTATCATGGCTTTCTCCTTTTAAGGTTGATTGTTCAATCTTCATCTTTTTCAACGGTTGTCTGAGAAGACTTGTCTTCCAGATGGCCAAGTTCCATCTTCCAGTCGATGTCTTCACCCTTCTCAACAGCTTCTTTCTTGGAACGGGCTTTGACTTGCTTTGTGATGTAGCCTTGGACTTTGGTTGTGACTGTGTAGGTTTTCACTGTATCTCCTTCAAGTGAGAGTTGGCCACCCCATAGACACCGTTGTAGGGGTTATGCCCAAATTAGGGTTTTGCTTGATAGCAATTGCTGAAGCCTCTGCAAGGCTTGTCGCCTTGATGCCTCTAACCCACTTCAGATTGAAGGTCCTGTATGTGTGTCTTAACGACTTCAGCAAAATGTCGTAGGTTTTCATTTCAACCATCCTGTTGACAGAGTTCATCTGGCACCTCCACTTCTTCACCGTAGTGGCTGGCGACATGGCACCGCATAGCGGCGATCAAGGGTGTGGGGCCGAAGGCAATCCAGTCCCCGTCGTAGTTGTGAATCTCGGCTTGACACTGGCCTTCTCGATTTGATTCAAGCCCTTGCTTAAACAGAAACCCTTTGATGCGCTCAATGATCGGCCCGCCTTGGGCCCAGTCAGTTGAGTAGCCAAAGTCCTCGACGTAGCAGTGCGGTGTGTGTGCAGAGTCTGGGTGACAGTGCTTGAGCATCAGCACACCATTGACCTCCGTGGGTTTCCATCCTTCGCATCTGGCCACCGCCCAGTCAAGTGCTCGATCTTTCAGTGTGCTAGTCTTGACTTTCATTGCCACTCTCCGGTTTAACACCTAACAACTGTTTCCAGTTACCGGCTGTAGTAATCAAAATCTCAGTGTCTGCTTTTCGCAGCTCGACTGTCGTTATTGTCTTTCCACAGCGAAACGTCTGAGACGTTTCGCTGTGAACTGTATAGACATGCTCGTTGATGGAAACTTGCATGTCCGTTTGTCAGCTCAGTGCTGCCAACTGCGCCTGAATCTCTTCAGGCGACAGACCTTCCAGTGCTTCGTCTTGCTTCTTCTCCAAGACTGCCAGCAACTTCTGACGCTTCTCAGCCTTGGCGGCTGCGTCCAAGGCGTCCTTGCGCTCTTGCAACTTGACTGCGATGATGTGCTTGATGATTTCCATCTTCAAGGTCAGTTCAGCTTTCAAGGGGTGGTCAGCAGTAACCACGAAGCTTTCGTCAGTCACTGCCTTCAGGGCTGCGTTGTGGTCCTTGGCGATGTTGTCAAGGTCGAAGCCGGATTTACTCTGCAAGGGTATAGTCCACAGGTCTTCAGTTTTGATGTACCCTCGCGCTGAAGAAAAGCCCAGAGCTTTGCGAGAGGCTTGTTCGAAAATGTTCATGTTCACTCCTTAAAATTTGACGTTGAATGTTTTGTGCACATCACCAGTCACACGGACTGTGACGGTATCATTGCGGGTTGATGAAAACCCCACACCGCTGAGTTGTTCTTCAGCGGCTGGGCACTTGATCTTACTTCCCAAGACTTCAAACACCTTGCGGTGCTCTTCGAGTTGCGAGTGCAAGAACTCGTTGTAGATTCCTCGTGTCGTGTCAGGTGACTTGCAACCTTTCAAGATAAAGAACCAGTGTTTGTTTCCGACCTTGTTGTCGTCCCAATGGTTTGGCGACAACAGGACTGTCTCCACCGGAACGAAAGTTTCAGTGTTCACGCCCCAGACGGGTTTTGACGTTGCCCCTGACTTCAGTTTGTGCTCAATGCTGAACTTTCCGTCCTGCAAAGTCACATTGGCAACTTCCACCCACTGCTTGTTGCTGAGGGGTTCTGGGCGATCGTACTGGAACACTTCTCCAGCAAACTCAATCTCCGCTTTGAATCCCCCCATTGTAGGGTGACGGAAACTCCAGTTATGGATTGCGCACTTGTACACACCGTTGGGCATCTTACCCAAGTCAGGGAACGTGATGTTCTCCACTGGAATGTAGCCTTCAGGTGCTGCATTTGTGTAGTCAACATCCTGATTTGCCCCTGTTTGGTAGTCGTTTCTTCGATTCCAGCCAACTCTGTTACCAGAGCCGTACTCGGCATTGCAGCCCTTCAGGTCGTGACCTTTCCATCCTGGAAAGAAGACATGCAAGTCCATCAAAGATGCGTTGCGCTTGTCGTGATTCCACGAGTGCGAAAAACGGAAAGCGCCATCAACTCGTCCACCTTTTGCCTGCACAGCCGCACGGATGTCTGAGTCTGCCATCTGCCCGTTGTACGACCAAGCAAAGTCGTTGCCCCACTTGAACAGATTTACGTCACTGCCAGCGTGAACAGGTGCAGTGATGGAGACAAGGTTTCCTACTTGATTGTTCTTCAACAACACTTCAACTGTTGTAGATACCGGCAAAACGCTTGCCAAAAAGTCTTCAACGCTGATATCTTCGGCTTTGCTCTCGTCAACAACCTTTGGCTTCACAGCCGTCATCAACAGAGATTCCAGACCACCCTTCATCTTTGATGATGCTTCACGATTGACCCACAGCACGTTGTTGACGGTCACATCTGAAATCTTGGCATAGCGGCGCTCAAGTGCCTGCTCAATCCCCAACTCAGCAATTTTTGCCATTGCAGACTTGACCATGCCTTCGGTAATCAAAGCTGTGGGGCGCTTGTAGTTGGCAGGGGCAACCTTGGCTTCAAACGACTTGACAGCTTTTTCCAGTTCAACACCTTCTGACAAGTCTTGAATCAAGGTGCCGATCACTGTGTTGCGGAACCGGGCCGCAGGACTTGATGCGTTGACCCAAGCAAAGGTTTCGCGGTCGGCTTCAGACAGGCCGTTGAACGTTTGCTTGGCTTCACGGAATATCTTGATGGCTGTCAAGTGCTCTTCACCTCGGTACAGCGCCTTGCTGTTGATCAAATCCACCACAGTGTCAAGTGCTGCGTCAGTCAGCTCTGTCAGGCCTCGCTTGAAGACTTGAACAGTTGTGCGGAAGTCGCCACGGGCTTTGTCTGGTGTGCTTGTGCGCTGCTTGGCTGGTACATCGCCGTAGAAGTGGTTCCAGTTCTTGACCTTGCCACCATCTAGCAGCTGCTTTGTGCTTTCCGCACCGTACTTTGTTTCGCTTGTGCGCCACAAGTCTGTGATCTGGGAGTCAGTGACGAGCTTGTGCAGCGCTTCTGCGACTTCCTTGTATGGGCTTTCTGCCTTGACGTTCCAGATGGAGTCTGGCTTGCCGTCAATGATGGCAACAACATTGCCCATGCCACGGATGAAGTTCCGGCAGCAAGAGCAGTCGTGCTCTGTGCGCTCCAGGTAGATTGGGTTGCTGCCTTCAGGAAAGGCCGCGAGGTAGTTTGACCACACATCGTCAGGTGCTGCTGTCACATACAGTTCTTTGCCTGCGAATGAGTTGAGTTTCTGGTTAACCAGTTCTGCAAATTGTTTGAATTCCACGATTTTCTCCTTTAATTTGCTTGCCACAGGACGTGGACAAGTCTGTGAAAACCCCAGATGGGGTCCCATTCTTTGACAACTCGGACAACCCAAGTTGAAGATTTATTTTGGATTACTGTGAGCATCTGCCGTCTCTCAGTAAGTAATCTGACCTAGCCTGTCTTGGGCTGTCAAATTTCTGGCTTTTGCTAGTAGATAGGCTACAGACTTCTTCTTGTACCTGCCGTCTTTAATGTGCTCTTCTTTCACATGGCCATTATCTGCCCAGATTTCTTTTTTGTAATCTTGACGCAGCTCTTCTAAAGACAAGAGCTCCTCTCCGTCGTTCCGCCTCGCCCTTGACAGAAATACATATTCATCAAAAGTTAACTTTACGAGTTCGCTTTCGGCCACCTCTCCTACACTATTCCAGTCATTTACTGCCCCGTTAAACAAAAGTATTTCAGGGTTTCCTTTGAGCCTTTGCAAACACTTTATCAGTTCATTTTTTCGCATCTGTGCACTCCTTTACCACAAGTCCTGCTGTGCAGCGGGTGTGTTTAGCGCCATTTGCAGCTTGATTTCACGCCCTTGCATTTGCATGAGTTGTGCTTCTAGTTCTTCAATCCTCCGCTGTGCTGCGACCCAATCTTCCTTTTGCTTTGCTGTCAGCATACTTTGCCTCCACTTAATGTGATAAGTGCTTCTGCGTGTTTGAGTGCTGCCGCCTCAGTCAAGTGACAGAAGCCTCGTTGTAGCCAGTCTCGATTGTCTTCTCTGTTAGCCCAACGAAACCAGTCCACAGGACTAGACAGTCCGGTTGAGAATATCACCCAAACTTCTGTCCCTGTTGCCGGGGCTTCTCGCAGCGGTTCTGGGACTTCGATGTCCCCGATTTTGATTGTGCGGGGTTTTCTGCGGTAGTAAAGTTCAGGAGCCCACTCCGGGACGACACTGCAATCCCGCCACACTCCTTCGGGTGGACGACAGAACTGCCACCGTGCCCAAGGTCTGTCAGTCTCTTTCGCGTCTGCATCCATCGCTTTTAATTCTTCGGCCAAACCTGAGTGCTTGGCAATGATGTCTGCGAACAAAGGCTTTTGCTGCACAGGTGCTGCGGGTGGGGTGGCATCAATTAACTTTGCACTTGGATCACGCATTGCTTTTTCAGCTTCAATCTTTGTGTTAAATGGACCTTTGATTGCGCAAAACTCATTTGGAGAGGTTTCTTCGTATACAAAATAACCTTCAGAATTAAAGTTAAATCCAACCCTTACACATCCATCAAAATGCTCTTGCACAGGTGCTGCAAGGGCTTGCTTGATGGCTGCTATCACTGTTTTGTCGGAATCCGAATATTCCAAATCCTCAAGCCATTGCTCAACTTTGACCCGCGATACAGTTATATTTTTCATACGTTGCGCTCCTTTAATTTAGCGTCGATCATCTCAGCCAGCATCACATCCGACTTGCCGCCCATGCACTCAATGTGCAGCTTGTCTTCATCCGTCAGCCCAACCCATTGCCGCTGTGCTGCGGGTGGGGTAGTTAGAGCCATGCAAATTTCGTCAGCAACCAATTTGGGCGTGTTGTTTTGGACGTACCGCACAGCAGCAGCCAAAGCCAAAGACCGATCTTCCAAGTGGCATTGCTGGCAAAATTCTGGCCCTGCCTCGCAATGCGCCACAGGCTGCACAGGTGCTGCAATGGCTTGCTCGATGGCAGCAATGGCTTTTAAGTGCCTGACAACACCGTCTTTCCCCAGCATGTAGTTACCTTCGTGCTCTACCAGCGCCTCCAGCGCTAGCTTCAGTTTTTCTTGTTCAATTGTGATGTGTGTCATGGCTGGCCTTTCGTGATGCCGTGGGCGGCTGCAAAGGCTGCACGCATGCGCTTCTCTTTCTCAGACTCTTGAGCAAGGTTTCCCAACCTGGGCTGCAAGGTGATTTGGCTCGAGTTGCGCTCAGTGTGGTTTTCATGATGCGCTCCTTAAAAATCAAGTTCGTCTAGGAAGCCGCCTAGCAAGGTGTTCGGCTTCACTGTTGGGGTTTGGGGTTCTTCCACCTCAGGTTGGTGGGTTTGTTTTTGGGGTTCAGGCAAGGTTTGAGATTCCAAGCGTTCAACCGCAAGGTGTCTGCCTAGCTCTTGCAGCACCATTCTGGCGGTCGCCCCATCTGGCCTTTCCGGCCCTGCTATCCAGCCATCTGGTGTCTGCCAGAGGCTGATTGGGGCGAAGGCGCTTGGCGGCTCTACAAGTCTCCCCGGCAACGGCGCTGCCGTGATCGCCACCGCCTTTGCGATTTTCGCGCAGTTCCCGCAAGGTTGCGCAACTCTGGAGTAGTTGAACCGTGCAATTGTGTGCCCACAAGCCCTGCACATTGCCTTGTAGTACAGCGGCTTTGAGGTTCTTTCGTCTTCGCTTACACACTCCATCAACAACCAGTCTCTGTAGGTGTTCCCTACTTTAGACTTGAACTTTCGACCAATGCTGTGGTTTGTTGGTGCAATGTGCTTGTAGTTGAGTGGGTAGAGTTGCTGAACTTTGTCATTGCCCAAGGCTCTGAGCCATTCGTTCAGGAACCAATATTCGTAGAAGTCAAGGTATTCCGGTATGGATTTCGACTGCCTCCAAGCTCTATACCGGACTTGTGTTTGAGTTTCTGCGTGGATGTGTCGGCTGCTGTACTGCTTCACACCTGCTTGCCAAGTGTTGTAGACCTCAAGTTGAGCTTCCAACTCAGGGCTGGTTTTGGGGTAAAGCTCGTTGACCTCTCTCAAAGTCATCGGAGCCTTTCCAGACTGCCCTTGCAAGGCTGTGCTTCGCGTCTGGGCTCTGACAACGATAGGGCTAGGGAATCCCGGCTTGCCCTCTTGCCAAGCTCGCCAAGCCGCGCTGTGAAAGGGTTTCTCTCGGGGGGTGGCAAGTCTCATGATGTCCATAACCGTGGTCATGGAGAAGTCTTTGACGGTGATTTCGAGCATTTTCTGGTTCCTTTTGGTAGTCAGAGTCTACCATCTTCGGGTATAAACGGCGAGCTGTTGGAAAGCTATGTGGAAGATTTCTTTATAACCTTTTAACGTACCGTTTTCCGTATAATCGGCCTGTTTTAAGCGATGCAAAACCTGCAAATTATAAAAAGCAGGGAGGCTATGTTGTGAATGCAAGTTTTCAATGTTCTGAAATTGGCTTCGGGAAGCCACAGGTTTCAGAAGACGAATTGCTCACATATTATAACATAATACTTTTTGATATTATTTCTGCAATGGGAGCCGCTTGTAAGTTGTTGATTTACAAGGGTTTCGGTGTCTGGGATTCTCTATAATTATAGAGACGTTGGGAGGTCGCTCCAGACCCCCCCCCACCCTGAAGAAAATTTTTGTTGAGGTGTTTTTTTAGAGAAAAATTTCTGCCCTATAGGTGTCCCCCGCTAGGACTTGCAGGTATATATAATAAAGATTTAGTTATATTTTAAGAGGGAAAGATTAGGGAAACCTTGTTAGGATTTCAAACCTTGTAGTGTTGCAGAACCTGACTCTCGATGCTTGACAGGTTCTGCAACACTTGATTGTGCTGAGCTTCGGCTACAGCTTGTGTAATCCTTGCAGGATTTGACTTTGCCTGCGTTGTGTAGAAGTCCTCAAAGACCTTGTGGGTGATGGAACGACCATCTTCAGATAGCCAGCCGATACTGGCCGCTGTTGTTAGCATCTTGTTGCTAGACTTGCTGGTGTGGATGGAAAGTTCTGCCTGCTTGCCGTTGAGGGTCAAGGTCTTGGTGGACTTGATATTTAACTGCTTGTAATGATCACGGTATATGCGAGTTTGCATGTTTTTGCCTTTGAGGGAATTTTGGCCACAATATTAAATATTGTGGAAAAGTGAAGTGAGCGCTAACTTTTTATGATGTGAACACTAACTAACATAAAAGTTAGTTAGTGTTCACATCAGCGTCGATCAGATCAGGATTTTCAGCCGCTTGGGCTTTGGTGGCGGGTTGACATCCGCAAATGCCTCGTAGAGGTCCCAGAACAGGCCATAGACGCTTGGAAAGACTTCTTCAGTGCGTGTGCCTACCTTGACATGCACTCTGCCTGTAGAGCTGCTGTGCTGAGGTGCCTTGCCACCTTGTAAGATGCCACAATCAACCTTGGATGTGACCCAGAGACTTGTAGTCGCTGGCTGGTTGTTGGACTTTTGACGGAGAATGTAAACACCATCATGACCAACGGAAGTGATGTTCATTGCAACTCCTCACAGTAAGCGCAAAATTTGCGCGGAGTTTTAACAACCTTGCAGTCAGAGCAAGGCTTGTCGAAGAGCTTATGGAAAAGGCGTTTGATGAAGTTCATTTGATGCGGTCCTTGATTGAGTTGAAGTCCCAGAAGAAGACAGTGAGGTCGAGTGTGTAGAACTTGCTACCATGAAGTACTGAAACTTCATGCTTTGAATCGTGATAACACCAGCGGAGAAGGCTGATAGCAAGGTTAGACCAAGCAGCTGTATCTTCAACTTTCACGTAGTCAAGTTCGACACCTTTGGCAACTTGCTTGCCAATTCGGTGAAAGATTTTTCCGAGTTGGCCGGGAACATTGTTAGGCATACCACGCAAACCACGGCTGAAGGCTTTGCGCATTTGCTTTTTGTAGAGGGTTTTCATGCTACAAGCCCCATCAGAACCAACTCTTCAGCACCGTAAACCTTGCTCTCTCCGCAAGACTCACACTCGTACTTTCGAGCATCAGGTTCAACACCGTCTTGAGTTTCACCGCAAGCGAGGCAGAAACCTTGATTGTTTTCGATCATTTCTTGCACATGGGCAAGTGTGGGCTTGTACTGAGTTTTGCCAGATTTGGCTCTGTACGTCACGGAAGTCATTTGATTACCCCAAGTAATGAGAGATTGAAGGGAGAAGGATGAAGCAGAGAACGATTGTGAGGTCTTGCATTAGAAGTACCCCAGAACAGCGCCAAGCGGAATGAAGAAGAATCCGACGATTCTCAGGCAGATCACCGCGAAGAGCCTGAGATACTCAAGCCACGTTAGGGTTTGTGTGAGCAGATCGGCAATGGCAAAGCCCAGAGCGATACCATTCAGAATGAAACCGATAACGACAATGATGCGGATTTTATTAGTCATTTGATTTCCCAAGCACAGGTGAGTTTCTCGTACTTGGCGTTTACCCAAACATTGACAACACAAGCAACCACGATGCCTAACAAGTACAAACTTGCATTGGTGTAATTGCGGTCCATGAGAGAACCCGACACACAGAACAGCATTCCAACACTAACAAGGAAATTTTTCATTTGCTGGACTTTCCAAAATGTTCAAAACGTGCACCAGCATCTACAACTTGACTGATGAAGCCGACACTGGACTTGGCGTAACCTGCGGGGCGATGACCGCCCATGCTTTGAGACTGCCATTGAGACTTGCGAGGCTGTAAGGGGGTCAAGCCGGGTGATTTTCTGGCTTTTGAGTGTAAGATATGTACTCTTGGCATGACGGTTCCTGATTTGATGGTGCGCCGTACACGATTTGAACGTGTGACCAACAGCTTAGAAGGCTGCTGCTCTATCCGCTGAGCTAACGGCGCGTGATTCTTAGAATGTGAAATCAACCCACACCATCTGTGTGGGCTTCAAAAACGATTCGTGATTGATGTCGTCAAACTTGAAGACTGAGTAAGACTTGTCTCCACGCATGTACTCACCCTTGACCCAAACAGGGCCACGTTCTGTACGTTTGAAGTAGTCACCGAGTTTGACTTCTTTGAGTTGAACTTGTTTCATGATACTACTCCGACTCTGCCGCAAACTCACGGCAAGCATTTTCCGCCTCAGAAGCCGCCTGATTCTGCGATCTGCAAGGCGAATCAAAAATTACCCTAGGGCCGTCCCCGCCACGAACAACAACCAGCGCAACGAACCTACCAGCAACTCCAACCCCATAATCAACTACAACGCCCTGAAACGTCCCCGCAAGGCGCTTAAAAGAGCAGACTGGCACGAGACTAGCACCCGGCGTCAAAAACGTCTCCAAGGCGGTCCTATCCGTTTCACAGGAATTCTCCGCAACGAAGTTGTTGACCGCTTTCGGGTCGAATGACTCGACAAGCGCCGCGAAATCGTTAACAACATTGGGAACCGCAGGGAAACGAGTCCACTCAGGTGGACTCTCATCGTCATCATCACCCCATTGACAGTACGAATAGGGGTGGTGCCCAAACCGGGCACGAGCTTCTTCAGGACTGTTAAAGCTGCCCATGACCTCATAACCCTGAGAGGGGTTGTTTGTTGCGTAGTAGATCATGACAACACCTTTGCCAATTCAACGGCTTTATCGTGACTGTCAACCGGGAAGACCCGGAACTGTTTGTTGTTTTTGCGAACTTCCCTGAGGGCTTCGTAAGCAGTACACTCGTAAGCAGACCAGATAACCCGAGTGGTCACAGCATGAACACGGGCCTTGGTGAGGTCAGATTGAATTTCACGCTCGCTGGAAAAATTTGTGAATTTAGGCATTTTGGTTATCCTAATGAACCTTGCAAAATCGCAAGCCATAGGAACCCATTAAGAGTCCCTACAGTTTGAGATTTAGGCAATCACAGATATCAAAGTCCGGGTTTCTCGGTCCCAAACTTCACAGCCACTGTGAATGGCCAGAATTTCAGCCTCGACCTGAGCGAGGAAGACCTTGTTAGCAATTGCGTTCATACTTATCTCCGAGACACAAACTTGCAAAATCGCAAGCCATATAACTCTGTCACAGTTATACAGTTTGAGATTTACTCAACTCAGCGGGTTTCCCCGTGGCCAATCACTTAGCCGTGTTCGGATACAACCAGGCCTGCAAAGCCTGCAAACAATCAGCCGCATGGGCCATTTTGCCCGTGTAAGTCGTGTTGTACTCACGACCATTGACCACCCAAGTGGTGGCTTTGCCCACACCGCTAGGGTGATAAGCAGTAACTGACTTTCCACCGCTTTCGCTGGTGTTGACATCAATAATCATTTTTACCTTTCAAGTTGCACGGTTCAATCGGTTACTCAGAGGTTTTTAGTCTGAGTAATCACGATTAGTTGGGCAATCCGCAAGCCCCTATAAATCGCAAGCCATAGGAACCCATTAAGAGTCCCTACAGCTTGTAATCTAATGTCCTAAGACAAAAACACAAAAAGCCACAGTGAAGGGCGATGGTGGAGATTTAACGGCACTCCACACGTTGCCAACTATCGAAGTCTGCCTTATTCAAGCATGGTTACGGTGACTGACCGCAAACAGGACATAGACCCGCAAGAGATTTTCGGCGGGGTTTTGTCGGTTGAAGTTGAATCATTATTCCACGTTGATTATTTACGTGTCGGACTATTCTTTCCGTCCGCTAGGTTTCTTGCTACACGCCGCAAGAACAGGCGTATATAACGGGTATTGTAAGTACCCGACCAGAAATCAACTAAACGCTTGAGATTGCACAATGGTCAATACATCAACACCAATGACTGCGACACGACATTATGGCGCTATCGGGTATTATGTATTCAAGCCTTGCAAGGCTAAGTGCAATTGGTGGGCGTGTATGCATGGGGCTATTAACCGGTTCGCATACGTTATGGCCGATACCTGCAAAATGCCGCAGGGTATCGGTTTGTGTCTGGTGCACTGTAATGATTAACTATGACAATTTATGATGATTTACAGAAGATATCCGCAATAGGTTTAGCCGTGCTATAGGCCGCGCCATGTTATGTGGTCAGTCATTCTGATATTCCGCAACGGTGCATTAAACGATATTCATGGGGTTAGGATTACCCGATAAACCGTGAAATTACTCAATCCGTATTGGTGCATTTATTGTCGCCATAATCAGCGACATTACATTAGATATATCAATTGGGTGATAATAATATCGGTGTCGGTTTATTCAACGTTAACGTCAATTGATTATCAACGATACCCGCAAATAGGGCATTTATTGATTTTAATCTGATATGGATTTTTAAAGAACACCCGCAAATTTGCAGGGGCTAAAAGTGGCATTAAATACAGTTTGCCGGTAGTTTAGATTAAGACCCCATAAAATGGCGGTGACAATCTAACAAGCAAAACAGACCCCATAAAATGGCGGTGGATTTTGCAAAACCCGCTAACTGTATCCCAATTAGCATTTTAGTGTAAAGACACTAATCAAAGGGCTAACCCTTTGATTAATGCCCCTTTGCAGGGCATTAATAGGTTAAGCAGCTATCGAAAATCCATTTTCGATAGCGGTTATTTTGGCTTTATGTTCGCTCATTTTCTGAGCTGAAAAATTTTCGAATTTTTCCCAAGCCAAAAGGCAGGATGCAGCATGAGCAGCGGCCGGGGTAGGCTTACCCACCTTATTGACTTTAGAGGCTTCGATCTGCATCCAGCCTTTAAGGTTGATCCAGTCTTTACGGGTTGCAAACCACTGACCATCGCGGCGCAAACCCGGTTTGTAACCTTCACATTCGCCATAGGTCAATTTAAGGCTTAAAAGGGCTTGGAGTTCACAAATAGCCTCATAAGTTTTGAGGCTGCCGTCTTTGTTTATAGACAATGTAAGTGTCTGGAGTGCCTTTGCACTGGCGAAGGCTTTAGCCCCTTTGCCTGTAAGGGTTTCAATTAGGCCCCCATTGGCCCCCTGACTTACAACGTGCATCGCACGTACAGTACCAATTTTAAGACCTTGCGCCTTGGCGACTCCGCCAAGGGCAAAGGCCACGGGCTTGGCATTATTAAAATGCCCCAGAACTTCACTACCATTTACCAAATTGGTATTGGCATTTTGCGCGATTTCCACGGTTTCGATGGAATTTGACATTTTTGATACCTTTGATGAATTTGCCGTATTTGGCGATTTTGTCATTTTAGCGTATGACATTGACGCATGAGAAAAGAACAGTAGGGTTAACCCTTAGCTCAACCCTTGCACAGTCCGATCACTGCACCATGGGGTCAATTATACAGACATTTAAACGGGAATCTAGATATCTACTACCAAGAAATCTTAAACAATCTTAAATAGTCAAATTAAGGGACTGTAAAAAAGCACTGACTAAAAAACGCGCATACCTGCACGCGGATAACACAAATTTAGTTAGCTGTTTGTCACATATGCGACAAGGTATTTTACTAACATTGACACTAACCTTACACGGGTTTACTAACACATATAAACGTTAGTGTCAATGTTAGTAGTCACTTTTGTGACAGTTAACCAGACGCATACGGTTTCACAATGCAAAACGACGGCCTAGGCCAGTCTACCCCTTTCGCCAGCCAGGATTTTTTCTCAAACTTTGCCAACACTGAGATCAGGAACACGTAGATTCCACAAACCGCAAAACATGCTACAATCCTGCCAAATTCCCAAGGATTCCCATGCAAAATGACACAAACCCCGACTTCGAAGGCATCCTCAAAGCCCAAGCCCCCAAGCTAACCCTTGGCAGACGGGCTGAAGTGCCACTTCCACAGCTCCCAACGAAAACACAAGTCACCGCCAACACCCTCAACGACCTTGACCTCGACAAAGAGCTGCTTGACCAGTACAAGGCAGCAAAAAGCGTCTTCGAAGATATCCAATACGCCGAAGACATCGCTCCAAACCAAAAAGCGCAAGTCATCAACACTATCACCAGCATCTTGCAGAACATTGTCAAAGTCCAGCAAGAGCTGCACAATGTTGAGAGAATGAAGCTGATTGAAAACGTCCTTATTGCCACCTTGCAAAATCACGAAACCTTGAAGGAAGCCTTCTTGATAGACTACGAAATAGCCTTGAGGAACAGCAAATGAGAGTACACATTCGAGACAGGATGCCCAAAGACCTCTATAACGACCTCTACACACGCAGAAAAACTGTCAGAGAAGTCGCAAGAGAAGTGAACGTCAGTGAGAATTACCTATCTCACGCAGTCCCAGAACGCGCACCCAAGCGAAACCCCAAACTCTTGAAGGTCACAAGACGCATGTATCAAGACCAAATCGCCAGAGAAACCTTGCAAGGCAAGCACACAGTCAAGCAAGGGGCAGACCTTGCTCATGTGAGCGAGAGAACCTTTTACCGCAGACTGAAGGACTTAAAATGAAGAATGAGCACTTCGACAGGGTAAAAGAAGGCGCAAATAACGTCTACAACCTTCAAAACCTGAGCAAGTTCGTAGAAAAACACCTCTATCTGGAAGGAAAACGCTACGAATTTGGGGAAAAGTACGGCTTTCAGGCCACCATAATTGACGATACAAGCCGGGTTACCAACACGGTAAAGCCTGCGCAGATCGGTATGACTACGGCAACGATGGCCTACCTGCTATCAGCCGCTTGTACACAAAAGAAGTTCAACAGCATCTACGCGCTTCCGACCAGCAATGATGCGCAAAAGCTTGTCACAACAAAACTTGATCCGCTGATTCAAGGTAGTCCAGAGATTAAAAGACTACTAGACTACAACGTAGACAACAGCGAACTCAAAAAGTTAGGTAACAATTTCATATTTGTTCGCGGATCAAAGTCGGAAACAGCAGCCTTGTCGATTAGTGCTGACGCTTTAGTAGCCGACGAGATTGATCGTGCCGACGAAGATACGCTACGACAATTTCGAAGCCGCTTGCAGGCGTCAGAATTGCAAATCGTAAAACAGTTTAGTACACCTACTATCGAGGGGGTGGGAATTGCCAAAGAAGCCAAGTCAAGCAGGCGCTTCCGACACATGGCAAAGTGTG